GTGTAGGCGCACCATTATTAATTACGTTCACCTTGATATTGCTCGGTTGGTTACTTGTCATTAAAGGCGCAGCATAAGACGACCCACCACCAACGGCGCCACCAACAGAAAATCCTTTTGGTTTAGCTTTAGTTTGGTAGTTAAGGTAATTCAAAAAGTCCACACCCAAAAGCGATGTTGCCTCTTTTGTCATTACATATTCGCCTTTATGTACTAATCCGGCTGGTTGGTATTTACCGCCAATACCGGTAAACCCACCCTCATCAAACCCGACAAGTCCGCCGACATAGCGCTCATCGATCGAACCGACAATGCCGCCGTCAGATTTACCGCCAAACATAGATGACACCGCTTTAAAGATCATCATTTTGATCGTCATTTGGATAATATCTTTAATGATAGATTTTGCCAAAGAACCAAAATCAGCTTTCCCGGTCATCACCAAGTCAGTGAGCGCGCCAGACATTCCGTCAAACGCTTTCAAAGTGATGTTTGAAACGTTTCCCATAATGTTTTCAGCATCTTGACCAAAACGATTAAAACCATCCTTTATGCCTGCCATTGGATCGGACTTCATTTTCTCGGCGTTAGCTTGGTATTCCTCATGAAGTTGCTTAATCTTGGCAATTTCTTCATCTAAAAGAGCAATATTATTTTCGGACATACCGGCTTTCAGTCTCGCGGCCTCTTGCTCTAGTTGATGGTTAAATTGTAATTGCTCCTGCTCTTGGCGCGTTTTACCCATTAATTGAAGCTGGAATTCCAATTCTTTGATTTTGTCTGAATTGGTAACACCGAACTGCTTAATATTAAATTGCTGGTTGGCACTATCAATTTCACCGGCAAGACGTTTTAAATTTGCGATGCCCTCTGCGCCATAATGCGCGTACTTGTCGGCATTGGCAGCAATATCTTGCGTGAGTTTGTTCACCTCTTGATATTGTGAAACGCCTCCGAAAACATCTAAATCCTGCGCATTAGCTTTGATTTGCGCTAATTGCTCCTGCATTCTAGATAGTTGTTCGGTGTATTGTTTCACATAGTCAACGCCACCGCCTTTTCCACCTTTAACTGTATTTTGGCTAAGGTAGTTATCATAAAGCGCGCTTTGAATCGCCGATAAATCGCTTTCAGGCACCTTGTCCTTGTAGTTTTCCAAGCTCTTTTGTGCTTGCAATCTTGCTCGCTCAGCAGGGTCCTTTGTTTCTCGGATTTGCTTGTCGAGTTTCAATCCGGCAATAATGCTTTGCCCTTTTTCGCTAATTCCTCCGTTTGCATTTGGCAGTGTTTTTTTCAGCACATCCAAGTTTCCACTTGCGATTGCAGCGATTGCGGCAATCTTTGAAATACCGCTTGCGATCTTAATAGCTCCTGTTTCTGCACTTGGTGCAATCACATTGAACCCACCAATCGAAACATTTAACCCGTCCATGCTAATTTTAGACGTGTCAATGTTTGGGAATAAGCGTTGAAATTCCCCTGTAATACTTAATAAGTCAGTATTTAATGGAGAAAGCGCATTATTCAGTTGTTCAACACTAACGCCAGCAAGTAACATCTCATCACGGAATTTTTTTACCGATTGACCAGAAGTCAATGACTTCTCAGCAAGCTCGGTTAACAGATTCCCGAAAGCGCTGTTTTTAATGTCGTTGATTTCTACAGCGAACTTTAGATCTCTTTGTAATTTACCGATTTCCTCTTCCGTCTTTTTATAATCAAAAAACGGATTTCCGCCACCGTAACTTTCTAATTGAAAGTTTTTATCTGCAATTGCCGCTTTGATGCCCTCAACTTGTTCCCGTTGCAATTTTAGGCCATCAAGCTGTTTTGTCAGTTCTACACCAAGACTGGCCGCGCTTAAATCCTTATAAGATTTTTCCAGTAATTGATTAGCACTTTCCAAATCCAACGCACTTCTGCGTGCCTGCTCGGCTTTTTCATGAAAATAGAACAGCGCACCGGCTGCAATCGTAATCACCCCAGCCGGACCACCAAGTAAACTAAGAGCTCCACCTAATCCGTTTTTAAGCACGCCGGCTAAACCTTGACTGGCTATCGCCTGTCTTGATGTGGCTATTGCGGCGGTTGACATAGATACTGTGTATTTAGCTAATTGCCCAACAAGTACACCACCAATAACAACGGAAAGCGTATCGAAATTCTTGGCAAGAAAACTAACCATTTCCGCAGCGCCGGAAAATGCACCGGTCGTTTTAGCAAACTCATCGACAAATTTCATCGTTGAGTTTTCCATTTGTTGCATGGCTTGACCGAACGTTAATGGCATTCCCTCAAATTCTTTCGCAATTTTACCGCTCGCGGTTTCCATTGCTTTAAAGATGATTTCAGAGGTGATTTTGCCCTCAGAGCCTAACGCTTTGATTTCGGTGCGGGATCTCCCCATATACTCAGCAATCGTATCAAGGATAATCGGAGCCGCTTCTGCAATCGTTCTAAATTCATCCCCTTGCAATCGTCCAGACCCTAAAGCCTGTGATAACTGAAAAAGTGCGCTTGCTTGTTCTTGCGCACCAACGCCGCCGACCGCCATCGCTTTGTTCAATGTTTCAGTAAAATTCAGCACGCGTTGCTGACTATAACCAAAATCTTTTAATGCGCGAGAAGATCTAACATAAAGCGTAGTCGTTGCCTCGAGACTTCCTCTGGTATTTTGTGAAATTTCAAACAGTTTTCTTTGTGCTGTGGTGAATTCTTGGGTTGATTTACTAACCAACTTAATTTGCGCATTCAGAGTGTTCATCTTATCGGCCATCTGCACGATTTGATTAAACCCTTGAACCCCCAAGCCAGCAGCCATAATGGCCTTGAGTTTGCCCATCGTCCCCATAAACGATTGGATCGCTTGCTCGGTATATTTTGCGTTGTTGCCAACAGATTTTATGTCATTGTTAGCTTTATCCGCGCCGCCGGAGGTGATTTGAATGCCTAATGTTGCAAAATCTGTCATTTATGCCACCACTTCTACAAACGTTGTTGCCAAAGTTGAAAATCCAGTTTCTTTGGTTTCTTCCCACTCTTGGCAAATAAAGCGACCTTGAATATCTCCGTAAGGCGTCCACAAGAACGCATGGACGCCACGGTGCTCGCTAAGAAAACGTTCAATCTCGCTAACTCGTTGCTCTGCGCCGGTAAATGCCACATCATAAGTTCGCAAATTATTGTTTATGCCGTTTTGCTGTCGTTGTTCGTAACCATCGCCGAATTTAATCACGTTAACGTTTGGCTTTTTCTTACGTTTCATTTTCCAGTCCGGCTGCCATGTAAACTCTTTCATTTCCATTCCTTAACGAGACTAAATAAAAAAGCCCAAGGCGAACCAAGGGCTATTCGTTTTGAACTTTCAACCAGATAACATCTAACCGCTTAATAACTTCGATTTCCCACCACGCCAGCGGTCTTTCACTGAGTCTCATCCATGCGTCAATCTCAGTAAACGACAGTGGATTGACAGTCATCCCAATTTGTCGTGACTGGCATAATTCGTAGAAATATTGAAGTAAATAAGAGATTGCGGGAGGTGGCTTGGTTAAATCCAACTCTTTCGGTATAAAGCCGGTTTGTTCCCATATTGTGGTTAGATGTTCCCTGATGGTGGATTTTGAATCTTTCGGAGTGACATCAAGCCTAAATTCTGCTTGTGCGTAGTCGCACAATTCATCAATTAGGCCTTTAAGAAGTTTCCCAAGTCGTCAGATTCTTTAACAATTTGAGCGCACATCCACGGGCAAGCGGTTAGTACCTTACGTGCGTTTTCGACGGTAAATTCTAATTCTTTACCATCCCATTCTAAATTTTCCCATCCAACAAGGCGTACTAACGCATTTTCGATAGCCTGTTCGCGCAATTCTTCCAAGTCATCGAATTTAGGTTTATTTGTGCGCAAGTTTTCAAAATCTTGCTTTTGCGCTTTTCGCAATAGGGCCGTATGGTGTTTACGAACTACGCTATTTTCTGAGCCTAACACCTCAAGGAATGTTCCTGTGCCGTCACCTGAAATTGGGTGCAATACTTCGAATTTAAATTTTTCGTTCTCTGACTTCGAAATGCTTAACTTTGAAAAATCCATGCTTTGTTTCCTTTTGATTTTTTTTTGAATAAAAAAAGGGCCTACTTTGGAAGTAAGCCCTTTATTCATTTGTTGTTTGTGGATTATGCGAGAGTGTCCTGAATAATCATTGTTGTTGATTTTTTCAGTACATCATCAATAGTACTTTGAGCGTCGTAAACCGCTGGGAACGCATCAAAATTTAATGTCTGAATGAGGTTTTTAGCGCCATCATCAATAGTGACGCTGGTCGCTTTAATACCTGGCAAAATAAACGTCATATAATCGGCGTCTTTCTCTGTGCCGGCATCCATTCTCAAAGCAAGAGAAAGGTTAGCGCCATTGCGTACTGCCTCAATCATGCTTTTATCTTGGAAATACATTGTGAACGATCCGCTAACAGCCACCGTCCCAATAAACACATCGTGCGCATACTTGGCACCAAGTACAGGCTCGCTAGATGCATTCAGATCGATATCAACTTTCCAGCCGGTGACTAACGCCGCTTTTTGCTTATTCACAAGAAGTTGCCCATTTACGCCAGCAAGTTTTGGCGACTGGGTGATTTCAGAAGGGGAGGTGAAGTATTGCGCTGTACTTTCTTCCCCTTTTTGTCCAAGGAATGTTACGGTCATCGTAGCGATGCCATTTGGCTGAACATCAATACTGATTTTTGATACTCGGCAACCGGTATAAACTCGGCTAACGTTAATATCTGAAAATACATCTTCAATCGTGTATGAATCGGTAGTATGCGCAGTTTCAGGGACGATAAGTATCTTCCCTTTTTTCTCTCCTGTGCCGGCGGTCTTTTTGATAATTGGATCTTTTGCCTCAGTCCAATCCCCTCGCAACGCAGACGCTAAAAATTGTGACCATTGACCGGCGGCCAATTCGCCTTTCAAGTCACCTTCGGCTTTTTCAAAGCCAACAATGGATGGCGAACGTTGCATATTGGCTCTGATTTCATCACTTGAGAATGAATCAAAGTTAGTATTGAGTGAGCATTCCGTGCGAGGAATAATCTTGCCTAAACCGGCAGCGGCTTTTGTGCCAAAGGATGTTTCTTTGGCGAAAATAACCTTACGTTTTACGCCTTGAGCGCTTGACATAGTGTTTCTCCTATAATTCGTAAGCAGTAAAATTGATGGTAACCGGCAATGCCAACTTATCATCGCTCAAAAAAATACCGCCGATATTCGGCGGCTTATGAATGACAACTTGAATGCGATCTTTCCTGAACGATTGCCCATAAAAGCGATCTCTAATAAGGGTTGCGCGATCTTCTATCGCCTTTGTTCCGGAACCTGATTCATAAAACAATGTTACTTGAAGAAAGCCGGTTTCTTCCGCCAATGGACGATCTGAAATCGCACCGGTTTCACTGGTGGAAATGTTAAGGTAAACTGTTTGATATGGTAATTTAGGAATGCTTTTCACCCCTTCCCACGCCGTATTAAATTTACCTAGGCCATCTAAGTGTTTTTGTAAAATAGACCGCACTTTTTGCTTCATGCGAACCTCACAATATTCTTCAACCAAGCTTCCATTTCCTGAACAGTGATTCTCACCATACCCTTTGGAGCTTGTATGGAAAATCCATTAACTGTTTTCCCGCCGCCCGGCTTAGGATATAAACCATATTCAAGCATTGGCGCATAGACTTTATCCGTTGCAATAAAAATCGTATCGCCAAACTTTATGGAAGATAGCGCTTCACTCGAACCGGTAAAGGAGGACGGTTGACCGTTTATAGAAACAGTCCAGCTTCCCCTTAATTGCCCTGTATCTACCGGTGTCTTTGCTCGCACTTTCTCAAACGTATCCAATGCTACTTTTCGGATAAGAGTATCAGCGCGTTGCATAGTGTGAATCTGAAACTCTTCAATAGTTCTCGAAAATCCACCCATAATTATTCCACCTTTCGTGCTTGGCATTGATAAATCACCGCCGTTCCAGCCGGTTTAATTGGTTGGCAATTAATCACTGCCCACTTTTCGTCATTGGTAATGATTTTTGAGTGAATTGTCGGGCTTGCTTCAGCCGTAACATAAATCAACACATCACCCTGCTGCACCATGTTTGAGGTATTTTGTCCGCTACGATTAAAGTCATAAGCCAAATTATCAAACAGGCAATGCGCCGATTCTTCGATGCGCGAGCGACTTTCAACCTCACCAGTTTCTGGGTTGTAACGGCCTGATTTTTCGGAGCGAACAAAGCAAGGCACGCCGAATTGTTTTATCAGCTTTGTTGAGATATTTTGCAACTTGCCGTACATATCACCCCCGCAACATTTGAACCGTACCGAAACCGGTATTTTTGTCCAGGTAAGAATCGAGCAATGATTTCACGTAAGAAAAACGATTGGCTTTTGTATCAAGCCCTCGGCTTTGCTCGTAATTTACAGATAACGGCCCAACTTTTACGCTAGACATTTTCTGTTCTTCGTTTTGATTCAGGTCGGATTGCAATGCCAATTCAAAGACGGCGATTTTTACTACCGTAGGAATGCCATTTCCGTCCGTTCCGCCGGTATTGGTGCGCGGGAATTGTCTAGGCTGTCCGGAATAAGCCTTTTTGCCGAGGAATTTATAGTTCACATCAAGAAAATCGGATGCGCTCACTAAACGACGTAATTTCACATCTTCTTCGAGCTCACCCCAAATAGTAAAACTCTCCCGCATAGCGTGATAACGATTCGCTTCCTCAAGCGTAACGTAAGAATCGTCGGGAATAATTAAATCAGCCATAATCACTCCGTTATGCTTGCTTTAACGCTTCCTGCAACAATACCGACAATTCGTCTTTTTTCGCCTGCGGGTTAAAATTAATGCCTAACTCCATGAGCTTAGCCTTCATTTCGCTCGTTTTAAGTTGCAAAATGTCTTTTTCAGCATCTTTTAGTTCTTCGGTGTTTGCGTCGTATTCAATAACAGACCAACCCAAAGAGATATGTTCATCCACGGTACTTTCGTGAACGATAAGCAGATCACCGTTTTTACCGATTTTTACCATTCTGATTTTCCTCAAAAAAAAGGCGGGGATTACCCGCCACTTTGTTGATTAACCGGCTAAAATAGCCACATGGTTAGGTTTGATGACTTTAGCACCCCAAGTCATGCCGACTTCAAATTTAACTTGACGGTATTGACGGTAAACGCGAACTTCAAACACTAATCCGGTTAGTGGATCGGTTAAGAACGTCACGTCTTCTGCTGAGTCGCCGCCTGCCGGTTCTGCCGGCGCACGGGTTGCCAGTACAATGGCATTACGGTCAAAGGCAAAGTTAGGCATGTAGTCGCCAAATGCGGTTAATGCTGCACCGTCCTCTACGCCGTTTAGTAAGCCGGGTGCATTGATAATCAAGTTACCGGCGGAGGCTAATTTTTCGGAAACGGTGTAAATTTCGCCGCCAAGAGTGAATAAGTCACCAGCCTCAAATGCGCCGGTTCCTGTTTTAACAGGTAAACGACGCAATCCTTGAGCGGCAGCGCCGTTCATCACATAGCTTGTGGCAGCACCTTTTTTGTGCGCGCGAATGCCTGCGGAGTTACGGAGGGCGAAACCTTGAATGCGATCGGTGTAACCGCTGCGTAACATGTCATTAGATCCGGCTTCGTTCACCTTGAATAATACGGACTGCTTACCGCGCAAGTTCGCCATGGCAGCCGAGTTAACCACCAGCTGGCGATCGGTAGTCGGTGCGCCGTTATCGTCCAAGATACGAGCTATGCCAGCAAAATCGGATAAATCACCGGCTACTCCGAATGGAGTTTGCCCCGCTTTGCCGTAAGCACGAGAAGCGCCGACGATCGCTTTAGTGGCAATATCAAGTTCAATGGCGTTCACCAGTTTGCGCATGCCACTGGTAAATTGATCGGCCAAAACCTGATCAAATACACCAGCATTGCCTACCTGACGCTGATTTTCACCAGTCCATACGATAGGCGCTGCTTTGGAGTGCTCAATTTTGATTTCGACGCTTTCCGGAGTGGTGCCGCCGGAGTTGGCTGGCTGTTGACCAGGGATAATATCTTCCAGTTCACCACTATCGGCAATAGGCACGGAAACAGTGTTGCCAAGTGCCGCACGTTCGGCGCTGGAGTTACGGTTTACAGCTGGGACAAAGCCCACCATTTCGCGAGAAACAGTGTTTAATGCTGCGTAAAGAGTTGGCATAATAGCCGTTAAGACGTTTTTATCCACCATGTTTTATTTCCTTCTTGGTTAGACTAATTGGATACCATCAGCCATAGCTTTTGATTTTTCAGTCGGA